TGAAAAAACCAATGTTTTTACCAACTACTTCCCACTGATTCTCTGTTTTGTTCTGTGGGTTAACTGTTACGTTTTGTGGATTTACCTTTGTAACTCCTGCCATTTTAATATCTCCTATAATAAGTGGACTGTTTTGTCCTGCAAGTATTTATACTAAAGAGAAAATATTCGATATATCTGGCACTAAACAACGTAACCTTTTGCTTGGGCTACGCGTTTCAAAATCATGTGTAAGTCACTGAAAAATACAGGGTTTCTGATTAGTAGTAATAGTCTCTTGATTACTTGTACTTTTTGGTTCGCTGGTAATCGTGGATAATCGTTAGTTTCTCTGCGTAATTGATAATGTGCTGAACCAAGACCATCAATTTGTCTCTGTAGAATCAACATCATTTTTTCGTAATCATTGGCGTTAATTTTGCCACTCTCAATTTCACGAAGATTTCTACGTAGTCGCATTTCTGGGACACTTAGAGCATCATCGATTTCTATTCTGTCCGCAAAACGATTTTTATTCTGGATGAAAACAACAAGGTTAAAGATATCTGGACTTGTCACCCTAAACCCATTGAATTCTGGATGCCGCATTATCTGCTTAGCATATTTTGCGGCTGCTTTAGAATCTTCATAATGCAATAGACGCAATGCCAACAAATGATTGAACAAAGTTCGTCCCAATTCGCTAATATCTTTTCCGTCTATGCGGTCCAGTCGCCGAATCAATCGTGCTTCGTTAAGTTCTTTTATGAAAGACATCGAAAAAGGGTTTGGTTTGCTTTCGTTTACTAACTCATTTACAGTTTTTGGGGTTATTTCTCTAGTTTCAGAATTTACGTTATAATATTTTGAAAAGAACGGTTTCCCATCATCTGTCATTCCAGTTATAGTAATTTTTTTATCAGGAAATTCTTTAAACAAGTCGTCTACGAGTGCCTTGGCATAGCCTTTTCTTTTACTATCGTCTGAAGTTCTAAGATTTCTAATAGATACTTCGTCACCAAGAACATTAACATCAACTCCGCTTTTTTTGATGCCATCTACAGTTAGAAATTTAGAACCAAATACTTCTCCGCCACGAGCATCTTGTACTTCTACATCTCCTACTTTGACGACGATTTGTTCATCAAAAGATGTCATCCTATACCGTCCGCATTTTTATTAAAGTTTGCAGAAGAGAACCGCATTCTATCAACGTATTTCAGACCATTATTAACATAACCTTCGTGACCGGGCTTACCGTTAATTGTGGCTTTAACTTCATCAGCTTGTGAGTCAAGTTGTCCAACAATGTTATTTTTTAACTTTGTTACTTCTGCAAATGATCGCATAGCCGATACTAAACCATAACGATTTTCTTTTAGCCAGTCGAATATTCTGGATACTTTCGCTGGTGTTTCTTTTTGTTTAATCCATTCTGGGAAATCTGCAACAAGATTGTCAAAACTTCCCTGCCTAACCCGAGAGTTAATATACTGTTTCATTAACGCAGGAAGATTAGTAATCTTACGAGTTCGCAATTCTTGTGGATTAAACAGTCGGTCAATATCATCTGCACGACTTGCCAAAATCTTTTCTATTTTTGCAAGAGATTCTGCATTAATATCTATATTGCGTGGTTCTTTAATCGATGGGTCAAGAATCAATACACCCTTTGAAGGCTCTAACACATCAGAGTTTACTGGTGTTGACCCACCACCACGATATGGCATATAAGTGTGAATGGCAATGCCGACACGGCTATTGCCTACTTTCTTTCCTAAATCACCGTCAGTTGGTATGCGATATGTCACAGTATTAGGCGTAAATTCATAAGCACCGTTAACCACTGCTGGTCGTGCTGAGTACAGCAAGTCGCCCTTGACATATCCTTCAAAATCTTCTGGTATAGTTTTTTCTAATAGTGGAAACAGATTAGCATACAACTGAACAAGTTCTGTTCTGTCGCCCTTTCTGTTTGCCATAATTTGTTTGATGTCTTCAGGACTTGTAGCCAGCCCATCGTAACTTTTTGAATTGAATCCAGCCTTATCTGTAAGAACAAACTCACCTGTTGGCTTACGACCAAAAATAATAGCAGGCATTCCGTCCCACTTGACTGTTGTGTTTTGTGGTTCTGCCACAATAGACTTTAGCCCGGCAATAGCCTGTTTTAACCCAGCAGAACCATGATCAAACACAAGATCTTCTGGGTGATCTATACGAGCCTGTTCTAAAATAACCTGCATTCCTTGATTAACGATGCGGTCACGCAACCTTGAAAGAAAACCAACGTCATTTTCTTCTGTTTCGTTCATTGATTCTTCAAAGGTTATACCGCTTTTATCGGCGTACTCCCTGAATGCATCCAGTTTATTTTCACGTTCTGGGTCGTTTTTTAAGAATGATAATATTTTTTCTACACTACCCAAATCAACTGCAGTTGCGTCAGGAGTTAGAATCATCTTAGCGATTTGATCAGGGTCATTGGTAACCAACTTTCCTGTTTCTCTTTCTGTTATACCTTGATGGGGCGTTAGTTTATACCCCATAGATTTTGCAATACTGTTAATAAGAATATTGCGTGTGGCACCACGATAAACTGTATCTGCATCCTGTCGGAACAAGAAACGTGCAAAGTCAGGCTGTTCAAAAAACATAAAATCTACTTGGACAAATCCGTTTTTAGGATTACCCATAATTGGAGAACGAAAATGCACAGATTCACCGGTTTTCTTAACCCACGTTTTTGCATCTTGTCCTTGCTCAATAACTGCATTAGACAACACGCTTGCTAACTGTTCTTTTTCTATCTTAGTAGAATCAACGGCAACATCAATATCACCTGATGTGGGGTTTTGTCCTGTACTACCTATTTGATTATCCACAAGTGGCAAATCAGTTAATCCCTCAAGCCATTCCAGCGTAGGTTCTATTTGATCTTGATTTATAGCCTTGGTCAGTGTCTTGCCGTCAGGCGTTTTAAATACGTTACCGCCCATCATCTGATCCTTTTGGTGTAGATTTTCTTAATGCACGGGCAAACTTATTTGCGTCTCGTGTTCGGATTGCATTTAAAAACTTTCTTGATAAATTTTCTGCTTCTTTCTCAGTATATGCTTCTTCCATCTGCTCAACAAGACGCACGGCACTCGCAATTACATTTCTAGCACGACTCTCAATTATATAGTTTTGGTCACTGCCAGAATGCTTTTCTTGATAAATCGACTCTAACTCGTCGAGAATGCTGCGAGTGTGTTTTTGCATACTTTGGAATCCTTTTAGATATTTATTGTAACAAGCGTTTGTATAAAACGCAACTAATTCTGCAGATAAAGTTATTGTGACTTTATTTGATTAAGCATCTGCTTTAGTTTTGTACTTTGAACATCAGCATCGACACGACCAGATTCAGACGATTCGGAATTCATTACACCAGTCGAATTGCCACGTTCTGCACGATCTTTTAGTGAGTCTAAAATGCTTGGTTGTGATGTGGATGCTTGTTCTTCACCAATATCACTGATTCTCAAGCATTCCATATCAAAGTCTAAATCAACTTTTTGTCCAACACCTGAACTTGACCGGGTTTTCATTAACTGTATCTGATATCGCCCACGCTCACGCATAGACCGGCTTGTAAAGATACCAAACACATTGTCAGCGGTATTGATTTTGGACAACCCACCAGAAATATGTGAGTGGTCAAATTCAATCTCTTCTACTGCACTACGATTGAGCTGAGATGCTGTTACAAATAAGACATTTAGTTCTTTAGAAAGGTTTCTTAATTCCTCACTCACATACTTGTCTTTGACAAATAAATCATTGGGCGAAACCTTAGCACTAACTGGCATTAACAAGTCAAGATAGTCTACACAGATAAAATCAATTTGTCGACCAGTCTTGATAGATAATTCTTTTACATAGGAACGAATGTCATTGACCGTGCTTTGTGCATTCATATACTTGATTTGTAATGTACCAGCCTTTTTAGCCATCATCTTGACTTTCATTTCTACAGTATCAAGGTCTTTAAAAATTTGCTTGGATGCTGTGTTGGTGAGCATACCATCAAGCCGCATAGCAGTAAGACCCTCTGAAAGTTCCAAAGTGATATAAACACCATTTAGTCCAGCCTCTACCCAGTTAACCGAAAGATTCTGCATAAACAGACTTTTTCCTGAACCGGAGCCACCTGCAAATATCTGCAACTCACCACGGTTAAATCCGCCATAAAGCATCTTGTCAAGTGCTGGCCACCCAGTAGAATTCTGTCCGTTATTTTCTTTTAATGCTGTTAATCTGGCACGAGGGTCATCAAAGTAATCAAGACCCATATCTTTAGTAAGACTGATTTGCACTGCGTCTTTTATTAACTTTTCAACAGGGTCGTAATCGCCATTCTCTAACAGATCAGCAGACTTAAGAATTGCTCTTTCCAATTCTTGGCGGCGGGTAAATGCCTCAAATTCTTCTAAGAACCACTCAAAGTGCCCGTCATTAAGACCATCAATGGGCTGTAGTTTAATACCTGTAGTCGCCGATATCTGTTGCCGCTCTGGCATTGTGTAGTATTTGTCACAATGATCTTTAATAAATTCTGCTACTGGTCGTAGTCTTTGCTCAAAGTTTTCAGGGTTAAAAATATTTTGAATTCGCACATACATTTCTGCATCATAAAGGAGCATTTCTAGAAATAGTTGCTGAACCTCTAGTCCGTATTCTTTAATTGGCAACAGTTGCCTCCACTTTCTTTTTCAATTTCTTTCGACTCATTTCAATTTTGATTCTACTGGTTTCTGCGTGTTTTATAATAGTTAGTAGTGTTGCTACTCGTCCGATTTTTCTAACAGCATCATTGATATCTTTACAATCTTGGGGCCATTCTGTTGGTATGCTGACTGACCAACCCATTTCTAATGCCCGTTCAATCATCGTTAGTCCTGCTTTATCATGGTCTGGAACAACAATTATCTTACGATTTAAACGGTTGATTAACTCCGCTTGTTGTTCTGAAACTGTGCTATGCATAACAGATAACCCACTAATTGATAGTGCGTCAAAAATGCCCTCTGATACAATTGCATAATGCCAATCTTCTTGCTGTAAATCTATGCCAAACACATATCCGGGTTGGCTATCTGTTAGATACTTTGGCTTTCGGTCATCGAGAAACCGTATCGTATGTCCTACTAACTTGTCATCGTGTGTGAAAGGAACCAATATGCCTTCGCGACCGTACTCGGTTTCATCTATTGCCATTAATGGATAAAAGTCATCAATGCAGCGTTGCTGCAAATATTCATATTGTGCTGTATGCGTTGAATTAATCAACTCCAACGATTCTGATAACTCTCGTGATTCAAATGTAATTTGCTTGGCAGGTTTTTGGTCTCGGTTAATGGTATCAACAAGATCGGTGACTGACCGATGTTTCATGCTCTCAAGGTTGATTCGACCAATTTCTGTTGCATCAACGCCCAACCAACCCAAGAATTTTCTAGCTTTAAAGTTCAGGTTTCTGCCTAACTTAAAACTACACTTGAATCCGCAATTAAAACAATTGAATACCCAGTCTCCTTCATCAATATGAAGCCCACCACGGCCTTTTTTGTCGACAGTTTCTCCATTATGAACACAACATGGTGCATTTCCAGATATCCAACCAGATGGGGTGGTAGTTGTTTTTCTCCCTGATTTGAAGTACTGAACTACTATGTCGGCTATGTTAAACATATCTTAACTATCTATAATTTTAACTTGCCATCCGTCTTTAGAAGGACGGCCATTTCTTAGTGTATTGTAAAGTTTATAATAAGGAAGTCCTCGTTCTTTACACCAACCTCTAAAACATTTAATAATTTCTTTGTGCCCATCTGGAAATGTTACTTCATATGTTTTAGATATTTTAAGCCAATTTTCTTTTGATTTCTTAGATAGATTTTCTTTAACGCCCGGTTTACTAAGATATTCCTTTTGTTTTTTTGATCTTATCTTTCGATCATCTTCGGTAATTCCTCTGCTTTCCCACATTCGTTTAGATCTATTAGAGCACATTTTTTTATATTCTGCAATATCAAAATTAGGGTCACTAAATTTTTCTTCCCACATTTTTTTAATTCTTTTAGATATTTTTTGGAGATATTTCGTGTCTTTTTTATGGGAATAGTCACGCATTTTGATAGCATTAATAAAATTTGCGGTTTTAGATGTGTCCCCTCCAGTTCCTTGCTCCTCAACTAAATTAGCCCAAGAACGATCACTCACAACGTTATATTTTTTAGAATAATAAAGCCCCATATCTTTCAATTGTTTTTTACATTTTGATTCAAATAATATATCAGTCGTAACATCATTCCCGTGTTTATTAATATGATTCAACCATCTTTTGCCGGAGCCAAGATAATTAAAAGGATCTCTGCTGGTTTGCCCTAGATATTTTAAACCGGTTTTGTTATGTGTTTTTCTGTAAAGATAGTACATACCTTCAACCCTCCTTGTTGCAGTATTTAGCACACATAAGATGGTCTTGCGTTTTGCAGGAAGATATTGTCGAACATCTATCATTAGCGTGATTATATCACTTTTCGATAGCAGAAATCAACCGATTTTTTATCATTTCGTGACCGATTTCATTAGGATGTCCAACTTCTTTTATCAACTCTCGTTTTTGATTACCGGGATGGTCTCTAAACCAAGTCACCGTGTCTTCACCATCCCAAATCACAGATGACAAATCTAGTTCAACTTCTCGGGGCATTACATGAAATTGATGCAATTGTAAATCATGGCTACTTGCAACGCCGTCAAAAAACAATGCTGTTTGCATATAATTCAATCGTCGCATTTTTGGACTATCGGTTAATACCGTGTACATTTTTGCCATTTCACGCATTTCTTTTGATATACCCATAAACCCATATTCAACCCAAGAACTATGAGCAAAACGATTCCATGGTGGATCATCACTACAGACAACATGATCAGGATTATAAAAACTTGCTCGGTCTGAGTCGGTGTGTCCAACAAGAATTAAACAGTCGGATAAATCAAATTGGGTTTCATTCTCATACCACCAGAGAAATGTCCATATGGAACTCTGCAAACTCCCACCGGGGATGCCAAAGTTTTCAACAGGAACACCATAATATTCTCCTAATAAACCAAGAAAACAATTAGATTCTCTGTAGTCTTTGTTGTCAGTATCAGTGGGGTGAGCGTTAGGATTTTGTTTAAGATATTTTGGATCTAGTAATTCATCACCATATATCCATGAATCACCAAATCCTACTATTTTTTTGAACATCTATCTATATAGGATTCTTTCGATGGTCCCGTCAGAAACTTCACCATAGATACGAAGCCAAGGATAATAACCAGTAATATTAACTATAAATGTTTCGCTGCTATCTTCTAAATCTAATTCTGAAACTTTGATGTTGTCATTATCATCGGCAAGAGAAAAATCAACAATAAACCACGGATATTCTTTTTTACCAAACCATATATCATCGTTGTTCATCGCACCCTGAATCTCTAATTTTCCCGTGTAATCTTTTACTGTTACTTGGAAAGTAGATTGTTCAACATCACGACCACGTGTCCAACTGCTATATTGCTTAGCAACTTCAGCGTTTGCATCGTTGAACGTACCATATGCTCTAAGTCCGCCTTTAAACTCTGCTTGTGTAGGCATAGTAATTTCAGCAGTAGAAACATAATCTGGGAATACTGCGTCACGAATCTCAATTTCGCCACGTGAACCACCTTGTTCATCCATATACACTGGTTCTGAAAGAATGCCCGATTGACGAACAATAGACCAGTTTGCGTCTTGTGGCTCAACATTATCTAAGTCATGGACATTAATAGTGACTCTTGCACGCCCAAACTTAGCATTCAGCACCGTCACTGCCTTTTCTAAAAGCAATTCTGTGCCATCTCTGCTAATCATTCTAAAAATCAAAGTGCTTCCAGATAAGTCAAATGGTCGCTGTTCTTGATTTTGAAATTCAAAAAGAAGATTGTTATCAACTCCG